CTTAACCAGCTATATGCCAGAAAGTTTATTCAGTCACTCCCCGTTGAACCCGTCGATTCAACAAACATAGTATAGCACAAAGAAATCAGGTGTCAAGCTAGTAAACTTGAGTTACATCACCTTCTTTACCAAATGGTCTTGTTGGCCAAGTATTAAAGGCGAGAGTTATTCTCTCCGATTTAGAATTACTTCTAGGCACAAAATGTGGTGATGGTGCAGGAAATAATAATATACGTCCTGGTACTGGCTCAATACCTTGAGATGCTATTTCACAATTATAATATTCATTTTGAGGTAATGTTGGATCACTACCATCATAGATATTAACATACATTGAATATGGTCTAAACTGGTTTTCAAACAATAAAGATGGAGAATCAGGAGCAGATTTAATAAACATAACTCCACTCAAATAACTATTAGGATGCATATGTCTTGGATGAGAATCACCTTGATTATTAATATTAACCCAAGATTGTTTCATCTCTATCTTCTGTCGTGTTCTAAAAACTTTTCTAGTGTACCTATGAACAAAATTACTAATAAAATTTTTAAGATCAATAAAGGGTGGATCATCTAAAAGACGATTATGAGTTGATATAGAATTTTCAGAATTTCTCTTAAATTCATATTTTTTTATTTCATTTTCAATATACTGCAAATCACCATCCCAATGAGTAATTCCTAATGGTGGTATTGAAAATAATGTAAGATACTGATCTCTGTTCATAAACTAATAGGCATATGTAAGATCTTTTTCAGATCCAAATGGACCTTCTGGCCAAGTATTAAAAGCTAAAGTTATCCTTTCTCCATCAACTGTACTCTCAGGAACAAAATGTGGTGTAGGACTAGGAAATAATACTATACGTCCTGGTATTGGATCAATATATTCCATCGCTATATCACAATTACGAAATTCATTTGGAGGTAATGATGGATCACCACCATCATGAAGATTGACATATAATTGTTGTGGTCTTAAATGATTCTCAAAAGTTAAAGGTGAAGAACCAGTAACAGATTTAATAAACATAACTCCACTCAAATAACTATTGGAATGTGAATGTCTAGGATGATTCTCTCCTTTATTTGTAATAGTAATCCAAGATTGTGTTAACTTTATCTTCTGCCTAGTTCTAAAAACTTTAACAGTATATCTATGAATAAAATTAAGAATAAAATTTCTAAGATCAATAAAGGTTGGATCATCTAAAAACCTATTGACAGTTGATATAGAATTCCCACTATTTTTTTGGAATTGGTATTTTTTTATTTCATTTTCAATATACTGCAAATCACCAGTCCAATAAGTCATAGACAATGGAGGAGGGGGAAATAAAGTCGTGTATTGATCGTTATTCATTTATTCTAAAAAACTCTCTCTTCTTCTGTGGATATGTTACAGATCCTGTTCCTTCAACATTACCAACAACAATAATTCTCTCATTATCTCCAGTATGTTCAGGAACTTGATGTTGAAACCAACCAGGAAAAATAATTCCAGTTCCACTTTTTGGTTTATAATAAAGTCCAGAATCTGGATTATCATCTTTCCATCCAAAATTTGGATCGTTAACATCACCTATAACCTTTCTAGGAAAATGAAGAGGAGCAGCATCATTCTCAACTTTAACATAATAAACCCAAGAGTATAGGGCAGGAACATGAGCATGTAAAGTTGCATAATCACCTTTTTTATATATTGACCCCCAACAAGTTGTCATAAAGGTTTCTAAATCAAGATCAGTATATTCATGAAAATAATCTTGTATTGTTTTTTCAACTTTATCAGAAATAATTTTAAATGGTTTATGATCTAACATAACCCACTTTGTCATATGAGCTTGAACATTAGTAGTTCTCTCTCTAGCATCATTAGATTCTCTTGTAATACGTTCAATTTCCTGATGGACATGATCTATACCCAATCCATCAGTATCTTTATCTTGAAGGGAAAATTCCCAAAGTTCAAGCAAACACTCAAACCAAAATTTTTTCATTACAAAATCTGAATCCATAATAATAATTATTCCTCAGTTTTCTTTTTCTTGCTCCCTATATTATACTTTGTTTCTAAAATCCAATCTCCTTTATCCTTATAAGATAAAACCTTTATCTGATTAAGTGGAGCAATATCCTGTATCTTGTCAGCACTTACAATACCAACTAACCCCCAGTCAGCCAAAAGCTGAGCAATACGATTCCTACGCTGTACATCATTGGAAGTAAGATTTGCGTGTTTGCCATCAAGGGCAAATAATTCTTTAAAATGGACAAGAAAATACCTCCCCTGCTTATGCAGTATATGACAAGATTGATATATTTTCTTTTCTTTTCTGGATGCTACTCCAATTCTTGTAAGGGTTTCTCTTACCTTTAGGAAGTCATCTGGTTCATTCAGAGTAACTTCTACCATTTGATCTTGCGACCAATTCACTTCAGGTTCCTTAACCACACTCATTGCTTTCCTCCAGTTTCAAATTTAGATCTTATAAAATTAAGTTGTTGTTTAGTTAGGATTTTCAATGCTTGTTGTGCTTTCTCATTACTATAACCATAGTAACGTTTTACATAATCAAGATCTTTAATCTTATCTTTTCTGAGCCAAGGAGAGAACCTCTTCTTAGATCGTAAACTATTTAGATAAAAATCATATTGAATCTTCTTAGACAAAAATGAATACTTATTCATCTCATTCGCAAACATCACTGAATCAAGATGCCCAGAATAAATGCGATTTATAATATAAGGATTATAGTCCTTTTCAAGTGAAGGATCCTCATCAATCAAATTCTTTTTTGTTTGGTTGATTGAGTTCAACCAATCTTTCAATTCAGTCATTTAGGTAATTTGCGATTAAAGTTCCAGTAATCAAACTTCTGCCACATATAGTATACACCAATAAGAGTTCTTTTGACAAACTCTTCAAAGAATATTATTGGTATAATAACCAATTCAAATATAGTCATTTTCTAAGTTCTTTAATCTTATCTTTCCAATAATCCCTATCATCTTCAGTTATCCAAGGAGAATGAACCATAACTTGAGCGTGTTGTAACCATTGCTCATCATCCCAATCTTTCTTTGGAGTTTTAGGACCAATATAATCCTTAAGACTCATCCCAAGTTCTTCAGAGAAATTATAATTCGATTATTTTCATAATCAGCAGAGAAGTCAAGTGGAGCATCATTAGGCCACATTAGTTCTTCATATAAGGCATTAAGGCGATCCATATCTTCATACAGATCATTTATATGGTAATGTTCCTCATCCATTAGTAGATACCTCTGGTAATTCGTAATTGAACAATAGTAACTCTTTTCTTTCCTGTTGATCTCTCATATATTCTCCAACTGAACGCATTGTGTAAGTTAATTTAAACTCACTAGCACTCCAATTTTTAAATCTATCCTTGACCAACTGATCAGAGTTGTAACTAATTAGCATATTAATGTTGTTATGCTCGTCACAATCAGCAGCAAATTTGTCGTGATCAAAACTTTTGTGCATCGCTCCCTTCTTCCCATAAAGGTTATCCTTGATATCATAAGGAGGATCCATGTACATAAACAATCCATCATGAACATCTGTTCGGAAACAATATTCATATGAATATGAATTAATATGCCAGTGTGAAATGATCTCAGAATACTCTGGTAGTTTCTCAATACCTCTCATAGAGAAGTTAGAATCACTTGCCTGTGGTGAGAAAGAAGAACTCTCAGTTAGACCTGAGAAACTACATTTGTTTACAACATAAAATGCTACTGCTCTATCTAAATCAGTATGAGTGCTATCATTAATAACATCTTTCATCTCTGCGAATAAACATCTAGCAGAGTCCTGATTACAATGAGCAATCTTAAGATTCTTTAAGTCTTTAGTTAATTCATCACCAAACATCTGGAGATTTACCCAGAAGTTAAACAAAGGTTCATAAAGATCATTAACAGTAATCTTTAGATGTGGATATAACTTACTAACATGTATCGCAACACTTCCACCACCTAAGAATGGTTCACGAAATTCTACATACTCCCTAAGATCTGGAAAAAACTGTCCCATCTTAGTACAGGCACGAGATTTACCACCAGGATATCTAAGTGGGGTTTTCAGTCCCTTTTTGCTCATAATTTAATTCTAATTGAAGTTCTGTTTCAAACCTGTTGTGAGTTGGTTCGTGCAAAGCACAATACTCACTAAAGGTAATCATCATTTCCTTACGTGATAGTTTACAGTGTTTTGCTGCTTTTGGCAAGTTCCATTTAGCAGAAAACAACATTTCCATTGATTCTCTAGTTTCAGGTCTCATTAATAAAACTTTTCATAATCATCATAAACTTGAACTTCAATAGTATCAAAGATTCTATTTAATGAATTGGCAAAAGTTCTATATCCAGATCCAACATACAATTGCCCTGCTACTACAGAAAATGTTGCTACACCCCAAAAGATGTAATAAAATCTAGACTTAACTTGATTTCTTAATTTTTCTCTTTCTGAAATTTTCATTTAAATTCACACTCCACCATGATTTCGGTTAAACAAGCTAGCATATTTATTTCCTGATCTGCTACAAACGCTATTTGGTACTGGTACTTCGCAATAACAAGAACGGCAGCAGGAATAGTGGAAGGCACAAGGGATTCGTAAAGACTATCGTAAAGGCGACGCAATAAAACAGCAGGATCATTGTCCAAGTTATTGACACACCATTTACGTACTTCCGAAAAGTTTTTTGTCTTGAGGTTCTTCGTGAGGTCATTAATCTTTACATCACTAAAATGTGCCAGTATTCCACTATCTATCTTACCCCCCACAGAGTATCTTTGACACTCATTAAGGACTCTTCTCCAATCGGGAAAGTGTTTATTGATAAGTTCGGCAAGCACTTTCTTATCAGACTCAACCCGTTCTTGCTCCAGTATGTAGTTAACTCGTTTGAAAAACTGAGAAGCAATTGTTGCTTTTTGTTTTCCATTTATTGAAAAGTCAACGACAGCACAACGACTATGGAGTGGTTCGATGATCTTATTCTTATAGTTGCAGGTAAAGATAAACCTACAGTTTCTTTGGAACTCCTCAATACTCGCTCTGAGAAGGAGTTGTACATCGGGAGTGGTATTGTCTGCCTCATCGATAATGATGACCTTGTGCTTCGACTCACTAGTGAGAGATACCGTAGACGCAAAGTTCTTGGCATTATTCCTAACAGTGTCAAGAAAACGCCCCTCATCCGATCCGTTAATGACATAATAATCTGCCCCTAACTGGTTACATAAACATTTAGCAACCGTGGTCTTTCCAATGCCTGGAGGACCAGATAAAAGCATGTTTGGTATCTCACCTTGAGATAAAAAATCCTGAAAAGTCTTTTTGATATTTTCAGGTAGGATACATTCTTCAATTGTCTGGGGTCGATATTTTTCGACCCATATAAAATCACTCATCTAATTACCCAAAGGTAGAGTCAGGTTCCAATGCGATATAATATTTTAAATTATAGTTACTATTAGTAAATTCAGAAAGTAATTTGGAAGAAACAACAACATCATAAGAACCAGGAATAATTTTTATATTCTCAACCTTAAAGTTGAAACTAAACTCCTTATCAGTTTCTCCTACAGCAACAGAATAACTATTTGAAGTATCATTCTTCTTATCACGAACAACAAGTCTAACTGCACCTGCTTCACCAACAACACAAAGATCTGGTAATTGATATACTGCTGCTGCTTTTAGCAACTTGTCCAAAGCACTACTCTCTAATTGAAAATGTACATCCTCAGATGGTAAAGTAATTTGCTTGTCTGGTGGAGAAATAATAACTTGAGGATCAGCAAAGAAGTATTTTACTCTACGCTTACCTTCACGAATATTAAGATAAGATTCTTCAGTAAAATCCAAATCAGGATCTTGGTGTAAACTCAATCCGTTAAGAAATTGATTTAAATCATATACGCCAAATTGTCTGGGAAACTCTTCTTCAATATTTGCTTCTGCTAGAATATTCTTAGCAACAGAAATAGTACGAAGTTGTGTTCCTTGCTTTACGAGAATTGAATTATTAATTCCAGCAAAGTTTTTTAGAACTGTTAAAGTTTTTTCAGAAAGTTTCATAACCACGGGTAGTTGTCTCTTTTAGTTGCCCACTGAAGTGATAAAGTAGGAGTGAATAGTGTAGTGCTTTTAGTATATCACGTTTTGCTTGTCCCTTCTT